ATTGTCGATAAACCGCGCCGCAAGATGAGACGAATTCTGCACATTCGGGTTGCCCGTCGTGGCCATCGGCGCGCGAACGCGAAGGTCTGCCGAGCGATAGCCGTCAAACTCGAAATCGTTCCACGAACGCATCAGATCCGAGGGCAGCGAATACATGCCACGGCCCGGATTGGTTTGCTGTTCGGCTGCGGCCTGACACGCCTCAATCTCAAACGCAGCCGCCCGCACCTGATCCTGAGACGCGCCGTCACGCATCGCGGCGGCCAGACGGACCACCGAGAACCGGCGCTGTTCCTGTTCAGTCAGACCGATGTCAGTGTTCCGCAACGGAACGTCATCGGGCAGGTTTGCGCGAGCAATGCCGCGAAAAACGGCCAGTGACGGCGTTTCGCCGCGTTGTAGGGCGCCGGTAATGAAGCTGCGGGCCACATCTTGAATGTTGTGCGTTGCGGCGAGAGCCGTAATCTCGTTGATTGCGGTCTCGTGCGCGTCGCCACGCTGCTCATCAGTCATGCCACCGGGCATGATTGTGACGGCAGCGCGCGCGCCCTCATCAGAGGGCGTCTGATTATCCTTGGGCATAACACCCTCCTGTTTGTTGAAAGAACGACCCACACCGACTGTTTCATCGGCGGGAATCGACACGAAGGACGCCTCTTTAAGCGTCCACTTGGTGACACGGTATTCGTCCGTATCCTCACTCCGAACAACTTCGTGAACGGAATACCCGCCAGAAACGTTCGAGATGATCCCTTCGTCCACGTCGCGCTTGATTTCTTGTGCGGCGGCCCGATTGGAAAACCGAACCTCGACATAGACACGTTTGTTTTCCAACCACGCGCGCTCGACGACACCGAGTTGCGCGGCAAGACCATCATAGCGATTGTGGCTATCCAGCAGCGGCGCGCTACCGCTATTCATGAAGGTCAGATCGACCGCACCTTCACTGTGATCGAGGATTTCGATGCCGTCGTGGCGGCGATACGGCGCTTCACTGGTGACAGGAAATACATACGTGCCACGCTCGGTGGCTCGCATCCGTCCAACATGACCGTCACGTTTCGTCAGGTCGGTCGCCATTTTCACTATCCTCAACCTTTTGGCCAGTAGTATCATCATCATAAGTCAGGGTCAAACCCCGATCCGCAGCGGCACGTTCGTCGTCAACAATTTCGTCAAGTAACTCGTCACGGTCCATGCCGAGTTTCGCAGCGATGCGGGACAGAGACGTTTGCTTGGTTCGCAGCGCTTCGGTGTTGGCTTTGACATCTTTGGCGGGATCAACCCAATCCCAGCCGCGCGGACGAAATACGTGCTTGTCGATGACCACACCGGTGCGGGTCGGCGGAATGGAGTCGGCGTCGTCCGACATTATACTCATCTGCACCCAACGACCAAAGACCGGACTCATCAGATGGTCAATGAGAAATTGTTGCATGACCTTGTAATAGTCGCGGTCCTCGATCAGGACAGAGCGCCCGGTCGAGTAACTGACCCCGGACGTTTCCATGCCGAGACTAAACGCCGAAATCATAGCGCCCATGGAAATGTCCTTTTTCACCTGCGATTCAAACTGCGCGTAGTCTGTCACGCTGCCGCCGGGATCAAACTTGGCGAAGTTCAACCCGGCGGGCAACTCCTTGAACGTGCCAGGGGTAATGTCCATTTCCAGCATCTCGCCGGTCTCGTCAGTGCCGGTGGCGAGTTCTGCGATACCCTCTGCCGTCTGAGTGTCGCGCGTGAAGAAACCACCAGCCGCCGCCGCAATGCGCCGCGCCATGACCTCGGCCTCACGGTATCCGTCTAGCATCTTGACGCTGTTTGCCGTGCTAGACACGGGCGGCTCGCCGCGTGTCTGACCGGGCCGCAGCGGAATATAGGCGTGCAACACGCGGTCGGCGGTAACGCGGCGATGACGTTTCTCGGGTGTGGCCATTGCATAATGATAGTCGCCAGGGTGTGTGGTCAGAAAATGATACGCGACGGGCCGTCCGCGCCGGTTGATTTCCACACCCATGCGAATTTCGTTCTGTGTCGCCGGGTTGATCGTGTTCAACGTCTCGTCGAGCATGTCGGACTCGATAGGGTTGACCGCCATCTGATCCGGATACTCGTTGCCGAACACCATTTCCCAGATCATCTCGCCGTCACGACACCACGTCGCAATTGCCTGGTCGGACAGATCACGCAGAGACCATTTACCGTCAGCCGAACATCGCCTGCACCACTTGGCAAAACGTCGCTCTACGCGAGCGTTCAACGCAACGTCCGGGGATCCGTCTATCTTACGCACACGAGACTGGAAACGGAAACCGGACGGGCCGACTACGTTGACACGCATCAGACCGATGAATCGGACCATCGAGGCGCTGTTGCGGGCAAGGAAGCGCGCTTTGCCGCGCAGTTCGGCCAGACTGTTGCGCAACTCGTAATCGGCGCTGCCGGGAGATGACTTGAAATCGGCATAACGCGCGACTTTCGCCGCAGCGTTGTATGATCGTGGGCGAACAGTCGGTTCGCGGCGAGGCGGTGCCGACCGCTTGCGAAAAAGACCAAGGATATTCATGTAAACCTCACCAACACGGTGTTCTTCTTAGGAGTCGGGTGTCCGCTGTTGACCGAACCACCCGTGCGGCGGATTTCTGACATATAGTATTCGCGCCAATCGGTCAGTTCCTTGACTGACATCTTGGTTAGCGAGCGTGATTTGATGGTGTAGGACTCGATGTCGCTTGCCGCACGACCTTCGAGAACGCCGTTGATCTTTTCAACCATGATCTCGGCGTGTGTGCGGCGGTCACTAAATGTGGCAAAGAAGCGAATTTGCCCGCTATAAAGCGCATATTGTTCTCCGTCAGAGACGCGCGTCAGCATTAAATCCCAACGGTATTGTCCGGTTGCCCATGCGGATGTCGCTGTCCCGATGAGTTCAAACGACCAGAAATCTTCGTTGATCCGGTTCCCCGCAACTTCAACAGCCGCCCCGGAAACCAGTGGCGTGAACACGTATTTCAGCGAATAAACCGTATCGTTGTAAGACAATTCACGCCGCCATGCCGCGTAAGTGCCGAGAATGATGCCCTCGGGCTCAGTCGTCGGAGCGGCGGACAGGTCAAAAGGATCGGTCATTTTTCCACCCACTCACCCAGTTTTTGCCCCTTGGTGTCTTGCGGCCTTGCACAGCAGGCTTGTTCGACGTTTCGTCTTGAGTAGCACGGACAAAGGCGGCGCGCAACAATTCGCGCCTTTGTGCATTCAAATCAACGGCCAGCATTTCTAGCGCCGCCGTGTTATAGACGCGCAAATCCCAGACCTCATTTCGCGGTCGGACCTTAACCCATTCTTGCTTGCGAAAGCCTTTATGATATTTGGTCCGCAATTCCTCGGCGGTGAGTGACTGAAAATACGCCTCGTCATAAGTTGCGTTGAAAGCGCAATAACCCGGTTTTTCCTCGTCGGCGACACGCAAACGACTGGCTACGACCTCTTTGATCGTGTCCACTCCGAGCGGGAAAACCCGAGCGTTATTGATGGTGTTCTTTAGCGGGCGGCCTACCATCGGTTTTCCCTGACCGGCAACACCCTTGATAGCCACACAGCGATCCATCTGGCGGGCAAACTTGTAGACCGCAGAGGTGAAGTGGCCACCTGAGTCTATGCAGATAGACCTCAAACCCATCTCGCCAAACTTCGGATGAATGAATGTTTCGGACAAGAGCGAGCGCAGTTCAGCCCATGGCGCTGGTGTGGACAGATCGCCATAAATCACATCATACTTGATCGACCATGACTTGTAGTCGTCGCCCCACCCGATACGTTCCACTTCCAGCCGGTCATCCTGCACATCGACCGCGCCGGTCAGCAGCGTAACGCCGTCAGGCAAATCGCCCGCCCATTCCTCGCGCTGATCCATCAGGTTTGACCATTCAAGGCGCTGCCCACGGTCCTCCCATGTCTCGCCGAGAAACGTGTTTACCCACGTCTTGAGCAATTGCGGGTTGCCCTTGGCGTCAAGGAAATCCCGAACGCCGTCAGACAGTGCGGCAAACGGGCTGTAAATCTGATTCAAGTGATACGACACGTTGCCATTGAACGGTTTATCGGCCCGCCACTCACCAGCCTTGATTGCCGCGTTCCGATCTTGGTCGGTCCAGACGCAACCGTTATGCTCGCACTCGTAATAGGCCGTATCGGGCATTCCCGCTTCCCAACGCACCTGTGCCCAGCGGAGCCGCTGGTATTCGCCGCAGTGAGGGCAAGGGCACCACCAGTGACGTTGATCTCCACGTAGAAATTCGTCCTCGATCCGGCTAGCGCCTTTATTTCCCGGCGTCGAGACAGTGATGATGATCCGGTTCCAGAAAGTCGTGGTTCGCTTGATTGCCAGAGCTAGCGGGTCTCCTTCAGTTCCCGCCGACGCCTCAAAACGGTCAACCTCGTCAGCCAGCACGGCACGGATGGGTCGAGATGCCAAACCCGCTGGCGCGTTTGAGCCGACCATGGCGATGTGACCGCCCCTGAATTTCTTTGAACCGAGTGTGTTGCCACTATCCCGAGACCGGACCTGTTTGACCAGCTTTCGCAACACAGGGGTGTCGCGGATCATCGGTGAAAGACGCTCTTTTGAAAACATCTTCATTGAATCGAGCGTGGGCGACAAGTGCAGGATCGGGCACGGGTCAAGGTGCATCAAGTAACCGATGACATTTTCGATGAATGTTGACTTGGCAACCTGTGCCGAGAACATACAGGTGATACGCCTCACGCCAGCGTTGCCGACCATATCCATCGGCTGACGCATGTATTCGGTCTTGCTGGTGCGGTATCGACCCGGAAGGGCCGCTGACTCGGGCGACAACCTGCGATATTCGTCGGCCCATTCCGAAACGGTCATTTCCGGCGGTGGCCTGAACAACGACATCACGTTGCGAAGCAACCGCTCCGAGTTGGCGAAGTCGTAATGTTTCATTGTGTTTTATCACACGGTCGTCATATCCACACTCTCACTTCACCGCGAGCGCCAGCGCCAGTTGCCGCACCGCCACCGCCCGGTGCGGACCCGGCTACGCTCCCCCAACTCCCGCCATTCCCGGCAAAAAGAGAGATGCCCCCGACTGAGCCATTCACATTGCTAGAACCACCGCCGCCACCATGAACCGCAGACCCGCCGTTGCTCGGTTGACCTGCCGTATTCGCGCCGCCGCCACCGCCGTAAATTGTTCGAGCGTGTTCACCCGCACCATCCACACCGCCTGCCCCGCCGCCGATAGCACCCGGCGTTGCGCTATTCAACGCCCCGGCGGATATTTCACCACCGCCGCCAGCCCCGGACCCTCCTGATGAGTTGCTGCCACCACCATACCCGGTCAATAGCGTTCCAAATGTGGTGTTTCCACCAATCGCACCCACCGCACCACCAGCGCCGATCGTAACGGCGACCGTCGCAGGTAAATCTGCGATACGGAACCGACCTATTGCCGCACCGCCGCCGCCGCCACCACTAAATGACGACGATGAACCTCCGCCGCCACCGCCAATAACCTTAACCGTAACCATTGTGTCATCATCAAGACCGGACGGTTTTGTCCACGTTCCGTTCGTGGTGAACACTTCATAGAACCGCGCATTTGCGCCGCTCGATCCAGCCAAGAGCGGCGACAAGATGCGATAGTTCGTGCCAGTGGCTAAAAGCAAACTATAGACGCTGCTCGTGACCGCTCCGGGCGGTATAGCCAAACCCTCATGGTTCAGCACCGGGCGCGGCGTCTCGCCGTTGACACTGAGTGTCATCGGACCGGTGTTAGTCGCAGCCCATTGGATTGTGAACTTCATGCCCGTGGTAATGCCGTCACCGTCAAGTGACGGAACAACGGTGGCGGTCACGTCATCTGCCGTGCCACCAACCGCCGATAGTCCGATTGTAGACATATCAAACAAGACTTTGGTGTTATCCGACACCTGATCGAGAAAGTCATCGCCCGAAATTGGACCGGGCGTATCCGATCTAAAGGTGTTACGAGTCGCCACCATCCTCGTCGTCCTTTTCTATGCCGTCGCGCCAGTCGGTTGACAATTCGTCAAGTGC